CAGCGGTTAACACACCCAAAATGGCGGTTCCGTTGACGGCTAATTTGGTGCCGGCAAAGCTGGTCAAATAACCCTTTAGGTTAGTATGATTAAGTTCTTGTGGACCCGAGTTACCCATGAAGACAGAAGCTTCACTAAGTTTGTTATTCTCAACTTCTACTGGAACATAGAAGCTAGTAACGCCCTTTGGAGTTTCATAATCAGCTTTGATAACAAGAAATTTATCATTGCCATCAGAAACTCCCAAAGAAGTTGGACGCAAATTCCAAGCATCTAGGGTAGTAGCAACGGAACGCATAGCTTGATCGGCTAATGGTTGAGAGTACATTTTGACAGGCAATTGCTTATCGAACGCACTTTGAAGTGCGTTGGCTAGTACTTGATCACCAACAGCATACGGACTAACACTAAGTGCTTCGTCACGCTCCATAGTAGTGGCCCCCTTGAGTTCAGTTACCTTTCCAATTTCATCTTGGAAAAGATCAGCAAACTTGGTGTTACGAGTGTGGAGCTTATTGTAGAGTTGCTTGAGGTCTGCACGGCTGATGAATAGCGTGTTGTTAGAGGCGAGCTTGCCAACAACTCGGGACATAGCGCCGATAGTTTTGTCGCTTGGATAAGCCTCCGTAGCCTTAACAAGCTTAGCTGCTAGAACTGGAGTAGCAATTCTCTCTTGGTCTCCAATGGACTTTACTAGAGAACCTACTAGTTGTTGTATTTTGTCGAGACTCATTTATACACCTATTCTGTTTAGACTAACTCTGGGTACTTGTTTAAGACTTCTGTTCTGGATGTGTCAGACAGCTCACCCAAGAGTGCTTTAACTAACTTCTTATTGTCAGCGAGTTTGGCTGGCAAATAGCTAGGAACTTTTTGTAATTCTGAATGAGGAATGCCCAATCGACTAGCAGCGACCCTTACAATAGGATCACCTTTGTAAGACACTTCAAGCAAGCTAGCTACCTTATTGACACTAACATTCCATAGGGCTGCGGTCTTCTCTTCTTCCTCTGGTTGATAGAGGGCGACGATGTATTCCCCATCACCGGCACTTTGTACTTGCCATAAGTCAGCGGATACATCGCTATCCTTAAAGCGAACCACATCGAAAGCAACGGTCTCCAATTGATCTTTCACATCAGAGAGACGGTATGCTCTTTTAGTGATTTGGTTGGCTAAACTTGAGTAATCGATACTAAATTTCGACATTAATGTCTCCCATAACAGAACGTGCCCTACCATAGATAAAGTAATATTGATACTATTATGAAGGAAAATCCTGTATAATCATTCCAGAATATTACCAAAGGCTTTGTTACGAAGCTTGGAAAGCAAAACTTTAACCTTTCCTCTTTCATTTTTACCAAATGAAAAGCCGGAGCCATCTTTCGACAACTCCGGCTTTATCTATAACTTAACTTTTTACCACTTAGTTTCGCGCACTTCACTCATTTTAGCGAGAATTTCTTTAATTTTTTCATCGTTTTCGATAATTTTACGAATCTTCTTGCGGGCGCCGCCGTAAATCTTTTTACCGTTTTTGTAATCGACATTGCCATTAAGACTCTTGGTGATGGAAGATTGGTTGACATTTAGCATCTTAGCTATTTCCATCTGAGTATAGCCATCAGCATATAATCTAATAACTTCTCTTTGGCGCGGGGTAAGTAGAGTATCTACAACTCTCCAAAACTCTTTTTTTAATTGATCTTCTAATTCAATTAGATTTTCATTATACTCGAAAGGATTTAAACGATTGTAAATACTATCTTCATTGCAGAAAGTTTCCATCATCTCGTTACTGCATACCGTTTCAAGCAAAACCCATTGGTAACGGTCGGAGCGATTTTGTCTCTTATTCATATTCCCTCAATTAAGTTAAAGACCAAATTTTAATATAACAATGATTAGGGACCAAATAATAAAGTAAAATTCAGTCCTTTGTGAAAAACGATGGATTCTCATCTTGACAGTTCGTGAGATATTCATCTATGTCTTTATATATGTCTGGAATATAAAAATCCTGAATTTTGGCAAACCTACCAAACTTAGTAACTATCGATTTTCTCCCCTTTTCACCAGCTGAATCATTATCCAATAAAAGATTAATGTCACTGGCGTATCTGCTAATGACAGAAAATTGATAGGCTGTCATGTTGGAATTGCCAACCGCTACGATATTTTTAATGCCTCTTTCGCCAGCTTTGATAACATCAAACTGACCTTCTACGATATAGACTTGGCTTCGATCTATAATTTCTTTCTTATTTTCATATAAACCAAAAAGATAATTGCCTTTTTTGAAATTGTTCTTGGTATTTTTATATTTAGCAACCTTAGCTATCTTCCTATCTTCTTCTGATAGAAGAGTTCTAGCTACCAACCCAACTACTTTACCATAGCTATCCCGGTAGGGCATCACTAGAGGATAGTTTTCAAAATGTGAGATCGGAATTGTTCGAGGGGACTGTGAGTCTTCAATATACTTATAATAAATGAGATCATGATCATCGAGGACCTCTTTGCCAACGAGATCGGTCAACAAAGACAACTCACTCCAGTTAGGATAATAACCAAATTGGAATTTCTCCTGACTCTCTGGTGTTATTCGAGAGTTTAGGTATTCCCTCACAGGTTCTGCCCCGGGGAAATTCTGAAGCAAATATCTACAAGCTTCCGTAATTTTATTCAGCATAACCAAACTTTCTATATGGTTGCTTAAACTTCTCTATCAGTAGTTCTTAGCTTGTCACGTAACATAATTTTGAATGGCTCGCTTAAATGATCCAGCGGATTATTACACCCGGCACACAATATATCACCGTTGCCCATCAGCTTGGGACGATCGTCTTTACCACAAGTAGGACATTTTACTCCGTAAGGCTTAGGTTGCCTTTGGCGGAATTGTTTATTCATCTTCATTTGATTCTTGACGATGGGGGTAATTCCTGGGATTTCTTTGTCGCACTCGGAGCAGTACACCTTATTATCAGCAGTATCTAGATAAGGGTTTTGAATTTTTCCGCACCCTTTATTGGTGCAAGGTAGAGAGAACGCCATTAGTTTACCTTATAGGTTAAAGCATCTAAGAGTTTGGAAGTATCTTTAGGATATCTAACATCTAGAATAACTCTTTGGTTACCCACTCCATTAACGCCAAGTCGAGGAATAATTACCTCATCCTTATGTCTGGACATAGGTTTAACATCTATATCTTGATAGCCCTGAATAGTGTTCACTATTTTCTTACAACCAAGCAACGCTTCCTGCAATGAAATTTCACAACCAGAGATTACATCAAGTTTATCGATGGATAAACCTGGTTCTGGAACTACAGTGACATTTAATAGACAATCTGAATATTGATCTATAGGACCAAAAGAGCCTCCAAAGTTACCAACACCACGGAGGGTAAGGGTATTTCCATTAACAATACCACCTGGAAGATTGACTTGTAAAACAGACTCTGCCTCTACTATACCCTTACTAGAACAAGGCTTACAATTTTCCATGGGGTTATGACCGCCGCATTTCCCACAAGTCTGTACCATCACAAGATTTCCTTGCCGAATAACAACTTTACCTCGACCACCACAGGAAGAGCACCCATTAGAAAGTGTTACGGAGCCCTCCCCACCACAACTGTCACATTTAACTTGACGTGTCAGTTTTAATTCTTTCTGGCATCCTAAAACTGATTCAGAAAAAGAAACAGTTATCTTAGCATTAATGGGTTGATTAAAGAAGACTTTTGACCTACCAAATGGACTAAATCCAGTTCCGGTAGTATGAGAATTCCAATGCAAATTTTCTTTCTCTACCTTTTCAGGACTAGAAATTATCTGATAGGCTTCATTGATTTTTTTGAACTCCACCTCGGAACCAGTCTCCTTATTGTCGGGATGAAGCTTTTTAGACATTTTTCTAAACTGTTTTTTTGCCTCCTCAGCCGTGGCGGTTTCCTGTAATTCCAAGATTGAATACGCTTCCTTGAGATTCATTTCTTTTTTGCCTTACGTTGTATACGACCTGTCAACAAAAATGCGTAATAAAGCGCAACGGCTATGCCATCCGCCATATCAAAACTTTCGACTTTCACTTTGCCTTTTTTATTGATCTCATAAGGAAATTTAATTCCTAAATGTTTGGCGACAAGCTCT